GCTTGAATAAATTCTGCACCTTCTCTATTAAATCTATATCTTGCCTGCTCCGGATTTCTATAATTTGGTACATATAAATGCATGGCAAGTCTATCTGTCTCATAAATATAAATTTCTGTCCAAGTCTTAAGTGTCTCTCTAAAGTCAGATGTTGCGACTGTTCTATCAACATCACCCGCAATACTTTCTATTCTGTTTCTAGGTAAAGTATCATTATTTATACTACCGGTCATGTCAGTTCGTTTTTCAGCTTCATCGCAACGACCTATCTGTTCAACAATTTTACTGACCCAAAAAGAATCCTGAACATTATTCAAAGCTTCCTCTAATCTTGCCTGATCACCAGCAGGTATAGAAGTTAAGTTGTAACCTAAATGCCAACGAACTTTTGATTGTATAAATGTATCAAGCTTCATTCAAACTAGTAACAATATGCTTGTTATTAGTCTACTCTTACCAAATCAGCTTTAAATATCTCTTCCCAATCAACACGTTTGATTGCGTGTAGTTGATCAAGTCTAGTAAATCTTTCCCCTGAAAGAGTTGTTTGTAAATCTTTTATATCTCTTGCAGTTTTTAAACCTACTCCGGGTAGTGCATCAGCTATCTGTCTAGCACTCGCATTGTTAAGGTTAACTCTTTTATCTATTGGAAATGTTTCTTTTGGACTTGGCTTAGCTGGATTAACTCCAGAAGCTTTTAAATCCTCTGTAAATCTCTCTTCATTACGAGTCTTTTCTACCGTTCCTTCTATATGAGGTTCTAACATATTCTCTTCTATATACATAACTTCCTCATTAGCATCAACGCACATAAAAATACCTTTATCATGTTGACTTACCTTTTCAACCAGTCCTCCTGTCAACTTGTACTTATATAACATAAATAAAATAAATCTCTTTAAATAGCTTAACTCAATAAATTTTTATTGACAATGAAAAAGCGAGCCATAACGACTCGCCTTTCCATCTAAATTTAAAATTATAAATTATGAATCGTTACCACCGACTTGTGATGCAAAGTCGATCTTATCCTGTATGTCATTCCAAGCTACTGCTCTTGATGCACGGAGGTAGTTAACTCTGCAAACGATGTATGCAGCTTTACCTGCATCAGAATCATCTTGAGAAATAAATACTCCGTCACCGTTAACAGCTGTTCCTGTAATACCGTTGACATTATAAACCTTAAAGGTTGTGTCAGCAGTCACTTTGAACATCATGGAGTTAGCTAAGTTTGCTGCAGTAATACCACCACCTGTAACAACACTTACAAATGGAACAATACCATCGTTAGTGCCGTCAGTTGATGTGTTACCTGTTCCTTGAGCAATACCGGAAGCACCAATATCTAACAAGGAAGAAGCAGCTGCTAAACCATTTTGCTGTGTAGAAGGAACACCAAAAGGTGCACCACCATTGTCAGGTCCTAAAAGAAGAAATTCTCCGTTAGTACCTTGAAGGTCAGCTGTTACTGGGAAAGCTGGGAAAGAACGTAATGAAGTTACAAGCTCAGGAATATCCTTAGCAATTGATAAGGATGCCTGATACACGTATGCAGGACGTGCAGTACTTGCCTTTACAACAAGAGATGTGCGATCATCTCTCACACGATCATCAGGGCGACGATCTGGAGAAGGAATTGTGATATTGAAACTTTTGAAGTTAGCTTTATCAGCAGTTAAGTTACTAACTTTAACAAAACCGATTTGCTCAAAAAGATCAATTCCAGGCCAACCATGAACAGCTTCATTGTTAAATGAAGATAACTGGTTAATCTGATTTCCGGGTTCTAAGATTGCACCCGCGTCACTTTTATAAGTTGCCATTATTTAAATACCCCCTTATTCAGTAATTGTGAAGGCTGTTGTAATGAAGTCCTTATTCAAGTTCGCAAAGCCAGCATATAGCTGCCAAATGAGAATAATAAATCTGCTGAAGTCATCATTGTTGTTAATGAGTACTTGAGCATTTGGACCACCAATACCAACACCAATTGACTGAGGACCAAAGAATAGTCCAGCAGGAGTTGTTCTTGTAGAAGCTCCGTTACCATCACCAATATCGACCGAAATTTCTTTCACTGGGAAGTTTGTTGATTCGAAGAATCTTACTCCTTCAAATACGAATCCAGAAGGCATAACTGGCTCACCAGCTACAAACTGTGCCTGACCATACTGTCCACCTTGGTAGATTGCTTGGTTAGGAGAACCTGCTTGCATAAGTGGGTTGCCTTGACCCATTCCTGGGTATCTTGCAACTTCTCTGAATCCTTGATCTGCACGTAGATCCTTCATGAATGAAGGGTCAGCTATACAGCGATAGTAACCATCACCGAATACTGGTACGTGTCTTTTTCTTAAACTCTTAACTACTTCTAGAAGGTCTGTCTTCACATTGAACTTAAAGCGCTCTGAAGCATATTCTGTAGCAGAATAAGCATTTAGAGTTGTTGAGTTTGCTTTAGTCTTAGTGTTTGGATAGTAGTAACCACCTTGTGTATCAGATGCCTGACCACGAGCTTCAGACTTGAATAACTCGTCGATGAATACTCTATCTCTCCATCTTCTATAGTCATCTAGAAGAGTTAGCGAACCGATACTTTGATGGAACATATTTAAGTTTCCAGTGTCAAGTAGCAGACGCTGAGCTGTCATTAGGGTTTCTCTAGCAATTTTAAATGTGCTAGGTAGATTTGTGTTGTTAGGGTCAGCAGGACCTGTATATTCCCTAAGAGATACAAGTACCTTGTCCTTTACGATAGATCTGCTATTTGCTGTGCCAATTGTCTGGTCCTGAGTCCTCTCTCTTGAAGTCTTAGTTCCAGGATTGCCAAAGAATCTGTAGCGATCTAACTGAACGGTCTGACCTGGCTGCTTGGTGAAGTCATGTACAACCACTGGCTCTGTTGCCATTTCTACGATATACGCAGGATGTGGTCTATATAACTCAGCACCCAGCAGCTTCGGAAAATCGTTATCTATAAACATATTTAGATTTCAGCTAGGTTTGCTGATAGTGAACACAAAATTGTGCTCAGTTTTGAAACTGGAAAATAAATTCCATTATTAAGATTATAAATTAGCTTAATATTGTACTTATATAAGTTTTTTCTAAAAAAATTAAAATTTTATCGATTAATTTAATTGATTTGTAACTGTATATTCATTAGGAGGAACAGTTCCTATTCTTCCGTAAGGATTTATTAAACCGTCAGCGGGTTGCATGTCAGGCTGTTGCTGAGCCTGCATTTGATCAAACATCATAGCAAAGTCTTGAAAGTCTTTTGCTTTTCCCTTTGCTTTTTTAGCCTTGTCGTAATTCATCTACTTTTTCTCTTTTTTTAATTCTAAAGGAGGCTGACCTACAGGTAATTGACTTAATCCTGCCGCAGGTAAATATTGTGCTAGAAATTGTTGTTCACTAGCTATTATTTGATTCTGGACCATCTCTGCATTCATCATATTTCTTGGTGCCATCATTCCATTAGCAGGTAATGGAGAACCTGGTAAATTAAGTTTTAAATATGAAGCATCTAAATCCTGTGGCATTTTAGATGGTTGAGTAACACTAGTATCTCCTTGCTTCATTCTTATGTTTGCATATTCATCTCTATTACCGGCTGCTACCTGATTCATGATATCTTGTCCACCAAATCCAACTAATTGTGGTGATCCTATAGGACCTCCAGCAGTTCCTAGACTTGCTAGAAATTTATCTGCTTTTTCGTTTGTTGTTGGCTTTTTTTTCTTATTCATGAAAGTACCTTAGTATTGAAAGTTTCTTAATAACATTTCTTGTTGTAATTGACTTTCAGCTAAACGCTTATCTTTACCAGTTTTCCTTCCTGCCCTATAAGCTGTTCCAGAAAGAAGTGCACCAGGAATACCTGCGCCTACGCCACCTAATAATCCAAAACCTGCTGTTCCTAAATTACCAGAATCTAACGGATTATTGTAACCAGTAGCTCTACCTCTTAAATTAGCGGCTACTGCAGGAGCACCTACAGTAAGTCCTAGAAGTGCAGCTAGTTGTGGAACTGCTGCACCTGCTAGTCTCATTGTTACTGGGTTAACAACAGGATTCACTTTAGGAATCCATTACGAGAAGCTTCTGACGGAAGATCTCAGGATTTTGTTGAGCTGCATTTAAATATTTCCATGCATTCTGTGGGTCACGATCTGCTGCTGTTCCAAAGTCATTCCAGAAATCACCTGCATTTCTAGGAGCCTGTGGCTGTGGAGGAACTGGCATTTCAGGACGTGTTGGAGCTTGAGCCTGTGCTTGAGCCTGACCTGCTAAAGGTCTTTGCTGTACACCTTGATTTGCATAACCTGCTTGCTCTTCTTCTACTGGATATGGTCCATTAGGTCCGAAGAACTCACATGTGTAATCTGCCAACACATCAGGATCTGTGAGAATCTGCTCATAAGCTTTATGCTCTGCAGACATTTCCTGTAATAAACCAACTGCTTCAGCTAACTGATTATTTGTTGTGATTAAAGCATCTTCAATCTGACAAGCATAGTTATTTAAAACTGCAGGAGCATCAGCACCAAAATGATTAATAACCTCAAGACTTGCTTCGCTTACCCCGTTTGCTAGGAGCTGCTGGTCTGTTATTTCCTGAGATGTTTGGGAATAATTGTTGGAGGATGCCTGGTTGTTGTTGGTCGAAGGCGTATAAGTCGGCGCTACCGCGTTGCTGTACTGGGTTGGAGTTTGGGAAGCGTAATTGGTTTGGCCTATTGCTTGGTTCTGAGTCGACTGTTGACCCTGGAACGGGAATTGGACTGGTGAACTCAGGAGTCCTACCACCCTGTTGAACGCGTCCTTGTATGGGTTCTCCGCTTGTGGGGCTGCCTGTTGTGGCTGGGGGCTGTACTGAGTAGGGTTGTATGGGTTGTTGTTGATCCCCATCTGCGCTTGCACTTGTGGTGCTGGTGCCGCCATTGGCTGGGATGGAGCCACCCATTGGGTATTCCCTGAAACGACCGGTGCCTGCGCCGCTGTCTGAGCCACGTAGCCTGTCTGCTGGGTCTGGGATACTTGGGGTTCCGATTGGATCGGCGCTGCGGTATCGGCCTGCATAAGTTACCTCTTTTTGTAAACTTTCTAATGTTCGATATAAGAATGGAGTTAAATCCAATCTTGGGTCAGCTGCCATCGGTAAGTTAGGCTGCTGAGGATGTGGTGTTCGCATTTCTTGATTTATTAGATCAATAAATTGCGAATATGCTCTCTGTACTTCACCCACCATTCGGAACGGGAATCCAGAGAGCATTGCTGCAACTTCGTCGTCCGTTTTCGATGGGAATAAATACTTCAGTGCTTCTATGCTATCAACGCCTAATTCTTGAAGGTTACGAGTAAATATTGATGAATTAAGTTTGTCTTGAGTTGTATCTTCATAAACAGGTCCCATCCATCTCCATAAAACCGTTCTATCTCCGTCAGGAGCAAGCCCTAATACACCTTCTGGTATATCTTTAGTTTCGATTGCAACATTAATTGCTTCCTGTATTTTTTGTTCATATTTTGCCTTTTGTTTATCATATTTTTCTAAAGCTTTATCATCAGGATTTTCTGGTAATTTTGGATATTTTATACCTGCTGCAAATGCAAGTGATTTTCTAAAAATCTGTTCCTCTTGAAAAATAATTAATTCAAAAACTCTACAAATACCATATTGATAAATTTGTAAACATTTCTTTTTAGCTGTTGCACTTACACGTCCATAAGCAGATTTTATTTCTGTTGCTGTTACATTGGTGATAGATAAATCATCAATACCACCTAAAGCTAATCTAATTTCACTTCTTAATTGTTCTGAAAATCTAGCTTGATCAGAACTTACTGCATTAGGTGTAATAAAACCTACTCTGTCTGAAGGTTCTAAATTAGCAATAACTCTTGGAACTCTCATTCCACTTCCTGGTTTACCTACATATCCGGGTTGTTGTCGTGTTATTGGATCTTGTTTATATGTAGAACTAAATAAATTAACATCAGATTGAAAACCAGATTGACTAGAGATACTTGGTCTTTGAACAGTATCACCGTCGCTTTCAACAATATCAGATTTTGGTCTGGAAGAAAGTAAAGTTGGATTACCAAAGAAAGATAAGTTTGCTCTTATATTTTTAACCATTTCATCATGAGCCATTATTTGATTAGCTAAGAAATCAAACTCACCACTTCCATCAGTTCCAAAAGCATCAGGATTATTAAATACTTCTACACATGGAATAAATTCCATAGTATTTTCAACTATTTTTTTATCAAATCCTGCAAAATTTACATTTTCACTATCAAAAGTAATTTCTTGTTCACTATGTATTTCTTCTATTTCATTAACTGTAATTTTTAATCTCATATATCTTTTATCTGTATTTAAACCAACCCCTGCAAAACCTTTTGAAGATCTTACTTTGTAAGGATAGATAATTATTACCTCTTCTAAATCTCCTTCAGGTGAATAATATGTCCTGTAAGAATCTTTATTAAACCAATAAATTCTATAAGATCTTTCAGTAGGTCTTATATAAAATAAACCTTTTCCATATGCTAAAAATCTATCCCAAATAGCATCTAATCTTGCATCTAATTGATTAAACTTTATTACTTGTTGAATTAAATCAAATCTTTGTGTACCAAAATTATCTTGTTGTGGATAAAACTCAACTCCCTGTCGTATCCCAAACATCTTCATCTGGGATAAATGAGAGCTGATAAGCATTGTATCTGCTGTTCCTCGACCATCTCTATTTATGACCGATTTAAGCATATCGTCTAAGACAGCTTTGCTATTACTTTCACTCATTAGATTCGAAGTTGATACTATTGATCAATGTCATAACCAGCGTGTAATCTTTTAAGTTTGATTTCATCTCCCTCACATTCTACCTCAAATCTTTCATTTGGTTGTAATGCCATGTCATGACATAACTCATCAGGTAGAAGAATTACAGCAGACCCATATTGATCTTGCTCTAATTCTAGATTGTAATAAGTAGGTGACATTTGATGTTGTTAGTAATAGTTTAAGTCGTCAATACTCTAACTCAAGTTTTCCGCGAGTCATTAACCCATTACATAACCAAACTAGAGCATCTACGCAATCGTCATGTGAGCTAACACCAAAATTTACTATCTCATCAGTAAGTGGTCCGAATTTTCTAAATTTATTAAAAATAATCTTTCTTTGCTCAAATAAACCCATAATTCCTCTAAACCTTGCAACTTTATCTCCTCTGAAACCTTTTACTGGATGCCAAATTAAATTATGTAATCCATGTTCTCCTAAACATATTCTTTTAAAATCTGCTTCTAAAGATGCTTGATAAGCTACTGCTTCAGACCAAATATGTGTAGAAGCTCCTGTAGGGAAATAAGTATTGTCATTTTTATAAACTATTCCCCATTCTTCCATCATTTCCATCAATAAATCTAATTTTTCTAGATTGCCCATTACCCTAACTCTTTTGCAATCAATAACATGGATTTTATCTTTTACTCGGCCACCCATAACAAAAACTGTATAATCATTTTGTTCTCTTATTCCTGCAGATAAATCAACTCCTACACCAAGAGCATCAAAGTCTGTAGCAATAGTTCCTTTAACAATTAAGTCTGGTGATAATGATAATTCACTAGTTTGTACTATTTGATTTTGATATTGGAAACTAAAAGCTACTGGAGCAACTCTTCGTCTTTCTTCTAAGTATTTCAATGACCACATATCAGGCCAATAAGATATCTCTTCTCCTTGATCATCAACAGTTATAGCTGATTGTATTATTTGCGTCCATCCGTTTGATGGTAGAAAAGCTCTTGCGTGTATATCATCATGACGAAATCTTGTACCTAAACAAATTGCTCTTGCACCTTCAAACATAGTTGGAACAATAACTGCGTTCCAGTTATCTTCCATAGCTTGTCTAATATCTTTGTTTTTAATATCATCAGAACTTTTTATAGCATCATCAATAATACATAGATGAGATCTTTTAGAAGTAACAGCACCTTTTAAACCTGCACAACATACACTAAATTCCTCTTCACCTGTAGATTTAATACCTGCAAACTTCCAATCAATACTCCAATATTCATTAGAATTTATTCCTTTTGCTATTTTTACTGTGGGAAAAATTTCTTTATAATTTTTACTTTCTTCTATTATTCTTTTTATCGCTGCACTCTTTGGACGAGCAACATCAACTGTATATGAAATATATAAAATTTTTAAAGGTAATTTATGTAAAGCATGAACTCCAATAGCCCAAGCTGTATATAAACCTAAAACTGTAGATTTTGCAGATCCTCTTGGGGCAAGAATATCAATGTTAGGTCCTGCAATACCACGCAGACAAACACTATCATCTCCGGTACATAAATACTTATGCCATTCCATATGATGCTTTGCTGGAGGTTTTCCCCCTACAACATCACAAAAATAGGCAAAATCTTTTTGCGCCCTTTTTATATCAATATTCGAAGTTTTTTTTACTACTTGTTGTTTAGCAGCTGCACGAGCTGTGCGTCTGTAAACACTGTAAATACTTGTACCTGCCATGAACGTAGCATAGCGTATTAATCTTTAAGATTCTTCCTGTAGTATTTTTGTCCATACTCCCATTGAAGCTTCCTGCAAAGGTCCTTCTATAGGATCATCCCTAAAAATACTTAACATCTCTCTCAAAGCCCTGTCAGCACCTGCAAGTATTAATCCTTGTTTATCCATCAATACTTTCTTATCCTCTATTTGTTTTATTGCACCACGTAATTCTTTTTGTAACATTGCGATACGTGCAGCACCCATATCTTGTTTAACAAGACCCATCTCTATTGCATCACGCAACTTCTGAATATCTTGTTGCATATTATCTATTTCGTATTCTAAAACTTCGTTAAAATTTCGTTTTTTAAATTCTTTTTCAGACCATTCATTGCATTCAACTATCGTCCCTTGAAAACCAAGAAAACGGGAAAATAAATATATCTGAATGGGAGAACTAGTCTTTTTACAAAACTGAAGAAAGGATTCACGGTCTTTAGAAGTTAAACTGTGAATCCATTGCTTCATACTCTGTACTGGCTTTGAGCCTGTTCGAAATCTCTATTCTCTTTATAGCGACGGAACATCTCTTTTTGCAAGTCAGTTGTTCTTTGTTCCTTACCTGTCTCACGAGTCAATGCTCTATCTTCTTCACCTGCAGTTTGTAAACCTCTTCTATATTGAAGTCCAGTTTCTGCAACTTCAGCACGACGCTCTTGGCCTGTAACTCTTGCTGTTGCACGAGTTTCTTCACCAGTAGTTTTCGCTGTGAGTCTGTCTTCTGCACCGAAGGACTGAGCCTGTCTGATGTTTTGAGTTGTAAAGAACTCTCTGTTAGCTCTATCTAACTGAGCACCTAACTCCATGTTTAGACGTTGCTGTTTACCACTAACTTCATTAAGTGCGGTCTGACTAGCCAACGCTTGAGTAGGCACCTGAGTAGTAGGTGCGGGAGGTGGTGGAGCTGGTGGATATATTATCTGTGGAGGTGGTGGAGAACGACGACCCATATTAAATTAATCCTTTGTAATTAAATTTTAGCGTTAGTTAACCAAACTGTCGCTGCATGCCAAGACCGGCAAATCTTGTAGCGGCATCCTGTTGAGCAGCTACACCTAATGCTCTTCTGTATTCAGAATCTGCAGCTAAATTTTGTTGTTCTTGTTTTGACTTCATTATTCTTTGAATATTAGAAGGTGTTGCTTCCATTTGGAATAAACCTCTAATTAATCTATCTTGAGCTGTCTGCCCTGCTCTGTTAAGAAAATACTGTCTAAGTGGTTCAGTACCAAATTGAAATGCAGCTGATTTTATAGATTCTCTATCACGTTTGGCAGTCTCATACTCATCTAGTTTTTTAAAGATTTCTAGTTGCTTTTCTACATTGCTATCTAGATCTCCTAATGAGTCAGATTTATTAGTTGGTTCTATTCCTGCTTTTTCTAGCTCTTGCTCAATTTTCTTTGCTTCTACAGGACTTACTAAATAATTTTCAGGATCATATATGTCAACTATTCTTTTTTCATCACCTTTCTTACCCCTTCTATCTAAGTCTAATCTGTCACCACTAATAAGATCAATTGTACCGGCAAAAACCCTTGGTATGCCAGAATAAGGAGCACCTTTTTTTACTATCTCATACTGAGGATCTCTACCTCCAAATCCACTAAAAGGTATTTGTCTAATCTCTTCATCCTTATCTAAGTCTTTAAATTTTAAATTCTTTTTAATATCAAGAACAGCAGCCCTATCTCCAGATATTCTTCCTTTCTTAATATTTAAGCCCTTTATAGGTTGAAATTTTTCTGGTATTTCACTTACTCCACCAAAAGCTTCAGATATCTGTGAAAGATCTTTTATGTTTCCATAAGGACTGTCACTTTTAACTTCCTCTACTAATGTAGAGGCTTCGTCATCACTAAAACCAAGATAGTTTTTTCTAAAGTCTTTAAAACGCTCTAAAATACTTTTTCTTTCTTTTTTTTCTGATTTTTCTTCAGACATAATTAGTAATTAAATCTAGCAGTTAAAGCTTGACCAGCTTGTTGAGCAGCTGTAGCGCCCATTCCTAGAGTAGCTTGCTGCATGTTCTGTGTTAAGGCTGCATTTGTAGCAATGTTTTGTGCAATACCTCTAGCAGCAATGCTTCTTGCAAATTCATCTCTCTTAGCTTGCTCTGCATACTTTCTGACTGTTGGGAGAATAATATTTTGAGCATCTCTTAGTGCTTCAGCATCTTTTATAGTTCTAAGTCTTCTACCTGCATCTAAACCTGTTGGACTTAATACATCAAGAGCATCACCCATAGGAGGTACAACACCATAACCTGATACTGGTGGTAATGGTGAACCTGTCATAGCCTCACCTCCAACTGTTCCATAACCTACTAATCCGGCTGTTCCTCTTCCTGCTCTTCCTCCTGATCCAGATCCAAAGTCACCTGCCATTCCAGCAAGTTTTGTTGCACCGAGAAGTCCAGCTCCTGTAGCTACGTTTTGGCCTACTACATTAGCAATTGCTCTGTTTCTAAGAGACTCTCCTACTAGTCCAGTCTTAGCTAATTGTTTTATACCTTGTCCTCCTGCAAATCTTCCAGCAGCACTTGCACCTTTTGTAATTATTCCGGCTGTTCCTAATCCTCCAGTTGCAGCTCCTAATCCGGCTCCTAAAGCGGCTTCCCCTAAATTACCTCTACGTAGACCAGGTAGACCTCCTGCTACTGCTCCGATAACTGGTAGATATTTCATCCCCGCCATTAGTAATGGTGCTACTGGTGCCATCTTATTCTCAAATACTTGTTGTTAATATTTTAAATTAACTCTACTTACATAAATCCACCGGAAAGAGCTCCACCGAAAGCACCTGCAGGTCCACCTTTTATAAATCCACCTATTCCACCTTTAATTGCTCCACCTAAACTAAACAGACCTTTTTGACCTTCTTGTCCGGGAATAACCATAGGAGCATAACTAGCTTCTTTATAAATACTAAGACCTGGGGCTACTTCTGCAGTAAAATTATCAACTTTTTCCGTTATAGTAGTTTTTTTATCTTTACCACTGCCACCGCTACTACTATTTGTATTAAATTTATCTGCATAAGATCCACCCTCTTTTAGCCCTGATACAAAATTTCTTCTAAACTGACCCGCCATATTACTTTTAGGCATAGGTCCTCCTCTATTTGATCCTAAACCGTAATTATCCTTTGCTGGATCATCATCATCTAAATCAGCATTTGTAAATCTCATAACTACAACTTTAAAGTATTTTTTTAATTATATTATCTACACACGTAGACCAGTTCCGTAAATACTACGTGCTACTTGTAAAACTTCTGCGTTTGTAATCTCTCCTGCTTCACTTAAAGTTTTTTCTGCCTCAGCCATATTTTTATATTGCACACCTGGATTTGTTGCTTCTGCTTTTGCTAACATTAAACCTAATTGATTTTCAAATTTTAAATTTTGTAATTCTTGATCATATAAAAACTTCTCCATACCAGAAGTCATTGGTTGGCTGTATTTAGATTGTTGTTTATTTGTACCCATCATTGATCCAATCGCATTCATACCACCTTGTATGCCTTTTGCTCCAAGGTAAACTTGTGTTCCCGCACCTACTAACTCAGGTATAAGACCTGGAGTTTTCTTACTTCCTTCACGTAATAACTGAGGCACTCCTGTCATTTTGTCTATACCAAAAGCCCCTGTTCTTAAATTTTTCATTGCAACTCTTGTACCCTCAGTAGCAACATCACCTGCTGTTCCAAGAAGCATACCGATAGCTTTATCTAACTGTGGTCCGGCTAATCTTGCTGCCTTTACCGCTTTATCTACTGCCATTAAACTTTCACCTCGTTGCTAGGGAATTTACCTGCTGTATTAGGATCTACTATAGCATTGGCACTTGCTGCAGGCTCCTGTGTAATTTCCTGTAGTGCCGTTGGTGAGACTTTATTTTGAATAATATTACTTCTTGCATAATCAACTGCAAACTTCTGTGCAAACTGTCTATCACCTTCAGGAAAGAAATTAGTATAACCCATTTGAGATAACTGATTAAATCTACCCTCTACAAAATCTGCTTCAGAATCTAGAAACATATCTTTCATATAGAAACCCTCATTTGGGGGATTATTTTTGAAGGACTGTTGCCACATGTTTGGTGAAAAAGGATTACTAGGTCTAGGGTTAGGACCTGTCAATCTAGCAGCGGGATCTGGATTAGCATTAACAGTTTCCTCTCTGTTGTCTGTCCTTTTGTTTAAATTCGTTATTCGAACCATTTCTACCCCTTATTGACTTGGCTGGTAATATGTACCACTTTCGCCTCATCCTCTTCCGAAGCCCCTGATTTTTCGAGGGCGCGAACTTTTTCTGCGGCCGAGGCGGGCAACCATTTGTTTGCCATATACTTTGCTATTGTCAAAATTTCAGCACGAGACAGTTGACCGTCACCCACGGTTTCAACTACCAACTCGAAAGCTTTATCAACTTGAGATCCACTCCATTTACCTATGTTTTTATCAAGGATTGGGTCGATAATATCGTAAGCTTTTTTAATTAATTCGCCTTTTTTTAAAACAGCTAAAGCAAGACCATTAGTTTTGAAAAAGACTGCTAATGCTGTAAGTCCTGCTCCTAATGCTGCAGCAATGATAGGTTCTAAAAAAATCATAATTTGTTCTCTAATACTTCTAATTTAGCAAAGGTTTCCTATATCATCCTTGGAAAGACTTCTTTTGTGCCTTCCCCAAAACCTTCTTCTCCTCTTCCTGCCATACGGAAAAGATAGTTAAATTTCTTACGTCCAAGAGAATCATCTCTTTCAGTATCGGCAATACTTTCTACAATAGATTTTGGAGCTGGATAAGTATATTTAGCTGTTCCTTCTTTACTGTCTACGGCAAAACCTACAGTTGGTTCACCATTTGGTGATGGGTTAATTTCTATACCTTTTGCCTTTCCCCCCATTTGCCCATAACGTAGTAAACTTTGTGGTGCAAAATTTGATAGAAAATCGTCTGCCTTGTTATTTACACTAGGTGCCCCAACAATATCGATAGAACCTAAAGCCCCCTCTACTCCTTCTTTTTGTCTTTTCTGTTGATAATCTTCTGCAGCTTTTGTAAGTGCTAAACCTTGAATTACTTTGTCATCTAAAAGTCCAGCATTTCGTTTCAATTGCCTATAATTTTCTTGGACTTTAGGATCATCCATACCTATATCTGATCCAAATAGTCCCCCTGTTGTCCCTTTTTCACCTCTTTTTCTTAAAGTTTTTTCTTTAATCCTTTGTCTTGCAGCATCTTGCTCTGCTTTTGGAATACCATCACGAATCGCACCTAATAAAGAATCTTTGTACGCAGTAACTTGACCTTCGGCTTCGTTTGGACTTTTATCTCCGTAATTACCCATGAACTGATCACCCATATCTACAGCTTTGTCAACAGCCATCTTGTTAACTGCATCTTGGGTTGGTGCGAAGTTAGGAACAGTATTATCATCTTCGCCGGGTGCTATGTCTGGATGATCACCTAAATCTGTTTCGACTTTTGGAATAAGACCATTTTTTTCTGCATAATTTCTAGGAGTAAACCCTTTTCCCGTAACAATCTCTTGATCAGGTAAACTTACAGATTTTGGAGTTTGTCTATCGGTTAAACTTTCAGCAACTGTTTTACTGTCTGCTATATTAGCTCCTTGTTCTGTAATTCTTCCGATGATTCCA